CGGCTGCTGGAGGCAGTAGAGTAACAAACGTAGTTATAATTGCCATACCGATCAAATAATTCATTCTCTAGATTCTCTGAGTCAAAATTGTGGTCGTCCACATCCATCGCCGCCCAGGCAGACCAGTGTGTGACGTTATCATTGCACCGTCGATTAGTGTCCTCTTCGTAACACGCCGGTGATATCAGATGAGAGTCGCGCTTTGACGAACGCGGAATTTTACTAAGCTTATACAGCAGACTCTCAAACTCGTCAAAGTTCGAGAGATGCATGTTCTTATCGGTCTTGTTATCGAAGATCGAATTAAAGAGCGTCAGTGAGATGTCCGGCATTGTCTCCGTGCTCCGGTGGCAGCCATCCTTCGGGTTTTACCATGTCGGGCAATCCTAGTGGATTTGGACGAGATTCTTTTACACCGACTTCCTTGGCCATGTTTGCCTTGTGAACACGATTCCATGATGCTCGTGGATCAACACCGAACGCGTCCATGGTGCCGATCGCAATCACACAGAGATCGATCAGACCATCGACCACCTCGGATGCGTCACCGTTTGCAATCGCTTCTTTGGTCTCACCCAGTTCCTCGTCCAGAAAGTTCATACGAAACTCAAGAAACTTTCGCAGCTTCTCAAAATCTCCGTCTTCAAGGGTCTTTTCTACCCATTGATTAACACCGTACTTTCGGTGCATCTCTGCAATGTCATGTACCCAATCACTACTCATATCGTTTTCTCCTTTCATAATATGTTATTATATCACAGATCCATTGTCATGTAAAATCATTATCCAAAGAACTCCTCGAGTGTCTGTTTGTTCTCGGTGCTCCAGCCGACCGCATCAAGAATCGGCTCGATCGGATCTAGGAACGTCTTCTGAAACTGCTTGTCGTAGTCGATGTACTTATGCAGTTGCAGCTCTGGCGGCAGGTACTCTGGATACGATATGACGTTCTGACGGATCGGATTCGGCATACGTAGGTAGCTGAACTTAACCTTGTCGCCGGCCTGAATCATCGGATATCGATTCTGCAGACCGTTCTCCTTGACGGCCGAGTTATAGAGTAGAGCACCACGAACATGAATCGGTGTACCATTCTTAAAGACGGTCTGTTTATCCTTCCACTTCTCGATCGCCGACACGCCTCGCGGAAAGGATACGTCCTCGGGCGGCAGTGTCTTAAAGTGAGACTTAAACTGCTCGATGGCTCGCTGCGTCTTAGATTCGGATCCGGACACGATGACCTTGAACAGTTCCTTGAGTGCGTCACGACAGACTCCAGGAGTCGACGACTTAATGGCCTCGATGCCCATGATCTTGAGCTTCGGTTCCGAGTATCGTACACCCTCGTTGTCAAATACATTGAGTATGTAGCGCTTCTTAGCCGTCCATATGCCACGGTCGGCGATGACCTCGCGTGACATCTCCATACGATTTGTATAGCAGTTGAATCGCTCAAAGAGATCCTCGTATGCCTTCTCGATCACAGGCTCAATCGTATCACGACAGGCCGCATCAAGAAAGTCGATCGGATTCTTGGGCTCGAACTGATTTACTAGATCGCCCATGTTAACGTACAGCGAGTCGGTATCGATCGCAATCACGTAGTCCTTGTCCTGAGTGCCAAGAGTCTTGTTCATAAAACCATTGACCGCACGCTCTGCCCAACGAATCGCGAGCTGTCCGGTGAGTGTAATACCCTCGGCCATCGGAAGTGAGAAGTAACGAAAGAATCGGTTACCCATAGAACCATAAAGGCTATTCAACAGTATTTTGACGGACATTTCCTGATTTCCTAGATGCGAGATCTCCTTCTCAAGCTGATAGACTCTCTGCTTATCGGACTTATCGACCTGCTCAAGCTCCTGCTTCTTCTCTAGCATTCGCTTCTTTGTGGTCCGCCGCTCGTCGTAGTACTGAACAACGATCTGTGGAATAATGCCCTGCTCGTCGTTGCGAAATCTTGCACCATTCGCTGCAAGAGTATGACGATTCGTATAGCTACTAAAGTCGGCGTAGTTCAGACAGAAGTCGACGTTCATGCCAGGATGCGTACCACTCATCTCCGTCTCTGGACTCATGTTCCACTGTACGATGATCGACGGATAGAGTGAGTTCAGATCGAAAGAACAAACCCACTCGTGCAGACCAACATGAGGATCCTTTACGTACGCACCCTCAAAGTTGACCTTCTGCTTATCGACATTTGGAGGAATCACAATGTTACGAGACATAAGATTGCGATAGATGATCGTATCCCATATACGTGTTGTGCCGAACGTATCCGAATAGTTCACACCACCCTTATAGGCCATGGTCATTGCCAGAGTGATCAGGCCCAGCTTATCCTCTAGACGATCGACGAGCTCAACGTCACGTATGTTATAGTCTATGTACTTCTGAAAGTCCTCTTCGTATAGATTCTGCAGAGAGGTAAACTCTTCGTACGATAACTTACGTTCGCCCAGAACGACGTGAGCAATGTGGTCCAGTTTGTACGATTCCTGGGCACCGTACGTGTATCCAAACTTCTGAAAGAGATCGAGATAGTCAAGCTGCTGTATACCGTACAGATCGTACGTATCCAGTGATTTACCCTTGACACCGATCTGTCGATAGTTCACGATCTTCCACGGAGACATCTTTTTTGTCATGTCGTCTCCGAGGACCTTTACGATACGATTCACCAGATACGGAATATCGAACAGACGAGTATTCCACCCGGTCACAACGTCCGGTGAGTGCCTCTCAGAGTCCCAGTGGTCTAAGAAGTTCAGTAACAGCTGTGCCTCGTTGTCGCATCGACGATACACGATGTTCGGCCGAGGATCCAGTTCGGACTTATCGACGTCGTACTTGCCGACACCCCAGACGTAGTAGGTATCGTCGATATTGTTCTTAATCGTAATCGCGGTAACCTCATGACGAGCCTCCTCGGGAAACGGAAAGCCGTCATTAGACTGTACCTCGATATCGATCGTCGTGACGTTGATGCGAGAACGATCGAACTCTGGATCGGTGGGAAACCGATCGTAGATGTACTGAGCAAGATAGTTCTCGTTACCGTAAACCGTAAAGTTGTCGACTTCCTTATACTGCTCGATGTACTGCTTTGCGTCACGCATGGTATCGAACTCGCGCGGCTCGACGGGAGTACCGTCAAGCGCGCGATGTCCGGTCTCGCCTCGCTGAGACGGAACATAGAGAGTCGGAGAGAACGTTTCTTTACGTGCTACTCTCTGACCCGATTCGTCGTAGCCACGATACAGAATCTTTGATCCGTACCGATTGACGCAGGTATAGAACGCTGCCGTCATAAACACCCCCATTCACTTTGCTGAAAACCATTATATCAAAATACAAGGAGGTTGTAAAACTAGACCGCAGTACTGATCTGCTGCTTCGGAGTCACGATTTTTGAGAACATATTCTGATACTGCGACAGAAGATCGTCCACCGGATCGGTAACAAACATGACGTCCTTTTCTGCAATATCAACGCCCGAAGTAATACCGGTCGAATACGGCATGAACGGTGCAAGGCCGAGTTGATTTGCTTCGGTGGGAATCAAAATAGCAATATCAGACAGGTGATATACCGTACCACGAGATGATGTCGATTCGCTGGTCAAGGTGCAGATGAGTTCTTCACCGGTTGAGAGACGTACGATTTTAGTTTCAGATGAGGACATAATATACTCCATTGTATAGAGAGAAAAGAACCCCCGAGCAGCGAATGCTGACGGGGGCCGTGTTAATCAGAGAAACGAAGTCACTCGTTGAGAAATGTTCGTTCCTTACTTGAGTTGATATCGATCTTCTTAGGTTTCTTGGACTCGGGCACAACACGCTCAAGCCAGATTTTTAGAAGACCATTGACCATCTCCGCATTCTCGACCTCGATCTGATCATTCAAAGTGAACGACCGAGCAAAGTCACGAAGGGCCAGACCCTGATAAAGAACCTCGTTGTTTTCGGATTCCTTTGCGGATCCCTCGACGGTCAGCTTGTCGTCGTTCAGAGTAATCTCGATCTCAGACTCTCCGAATCCAGCGACCGCCATCTCAATGACGTAGGTATTCTCGTCGGTCTTACGAATGTTATACGGAGGATAGTTCGGAATGTTTTTTGCCATCTGATCGTGCACTCGAGCCAACTGATCATAGAGACGATCGTAGCCTACAAAGAACTTATCAGTTCCTTTTAGTGCATCGTTAAAGATAGACGTAGTTGGAAATGTAGTCATAGTGCTTCTCCTTTCGTTAAGCGAGTTTTTACAAAGATGGATCCCATGGAGGCGATCCAAAACTATTTATACTTTTTTAGAAGTCGCACCGATGTTATATTTAGCGCAGAGTTCCCAGTTATCCTTATCGCGATACGAGATGATCTTGATCTGCCTCAGAGGCGCAGTATTCGATAACTGATCGGGATTCACCGGCTCGACCAACCCCCAGTCCGACAAAAGAGTCACGATTGTGTTACGCCGACTCAGATCGTTTTCCATAAGGTTCGATGGTTTACCGTCCAGGAGAAACAACTCCTTAAAGTGCACGATAAAGTATCGACCCTGCTTATGAAGGATATGGCAGGACTGAAAGAGTTTATTTTCTCGACGAGACGCGACACCGATTCGCGTCAGTGTTTCACGTACCTTAAGGAAGTCGTCCGGCTCTCTCAGAGTAACCTCCAGCATCATTGCCGGAGTCCATTCTACTGGTTTATCCTCGATCTTTGGACGAGGCGTCTCAACGGCCGGAGCCTCTTCTTGTTTTATTGGATTTGTTGTAGCCACCTTTATAGACCCTTTGTTTCAATTCAGTAAGTCGTTCATTCGTTAACAGAGCCAGAACCTGGCGGGCCTTCTCATTACTATATCCATAATATTCCTTCACGGCCTCTATATCTTCTAACTCAGTCGGTTTAATCCATTTAGAGAAACGTTTTCGTTTCCTAATAGTATTTATAAGATACATATTTTGAAGCCGTGAATCAAGGTGATGATTTTTATTCATTTCGTTCGCGTGTATAACCGTATCATGAAAGTACGAGAGCGAACGATTCGTAATGTACGGATTATAGACTCTCTCAAGTAGATCCGAGTGCTCACCGTTCTGGTCTCGCATGAGATCGCGCTTACCGTAGTTGATCTCATTTACGAACGAGAACGGTGTAAGTTTATCGTCGGTCTTTTTCTGTTTTGCCATTCTCAGATTCTCTATCATTACCAAAGATTCGATTCCAACCGGCACGATACCTATCGTCGTCTGCACCTCGACGTCGCCGGTCGCCTTTTCCACCGTGCCACTTGCCGCTACTCATCGTCGATCATCGTCTCTCTTACAAGATACTGCATACGCATAACATCCATCGCGATATCATGAATCGGATCATGATGGACGAAAGATTCTTTCAGACCTGGTACCATGAATGTATTCTTAAGCCCTGATCCGAACGACAGGCCGTCGATCATCGACCGAGTATCGCGTACTGACCACCAGTTATAGACCTCCGGTGACTTTACGTTCTCGAGAATCGAATCGAGAAAGATCGGATCAAATGTATTGCCGCGAGTGTATACCTTGGATATCTGCGACGGATCAACGATCAGATCTCGAAAGAACGGAACGATCTCTGTGAGCGACTGATCCGCCTCGGACTCCTTGATCAACTCCTGTGCGTCTCGAGACTGTGTCTTCCACCAGTCGATCGTTGACTTTTCGATACCACGGCCATAGATCTCTGCCTGTTCTCGTACGGAGAACTTGATGAATTGCGCTGAATCAAGAAGTTCCTTATAGGTGTAGGGTTCGTTACTGAGATAGCGATCCTCGTTGAATCGCAGCGCAGCGAGACACAGGACCGCTGAGGTCGGTTTCTGTCCCAGCGTCTCAAAATCGTAAATGATGCAGTCTTTATTACTCATATGATTATACCCACTCAGCAGAAACCATGATCTCTGTCATACAGGCTACGACATTAAGTTCATGGTCACTTACAAAAGCATTGTAGTACTGATACTGAGCCAGAATCAGTACGACCTGAGGAATCGATTCGGGCTTTAGGTAATCAGACATCGAGTCGTAGATCTTACGAAAGATCGCCGCGGGTTCTGTATCGATATTGTCGGCAACCCAACGACGCATCTTACCAAAGTCCTTTTCTTTTAGATACGTCATTAGGCTCTTAACGTTCTCATCGGCAAGATTGACAAGAATACCGGGATCGATACGACCGGAGACAGAATACCGCTGACACTCATTAAGAACACGACGCCAATCAGGAAAGTACTTTTCGACTAGAGTCGCAAGAGTCTTTGAGTCGTACTCGACTTTCTCGATCTCAAGTACCTGCGTCAGACGCTTAAAGAATCCAGCCGCAATCTTTGGCTTCTCTTCGTTTGGAATCGCAAACTCGTAGACCGAACAGCGAGAGTGCAGAGGTTCGATAATACGATTTTTAAAGTTACAGGTCAGAATGAATCGACAGTTCTTAGAAAACTCGTCGATGAACGCAC